TCAAGCAGACCTATCTTCAGTAGAACCTGCTTTGTTATCTAGATTTTATGAAGCGGCTGAAGAGTATAAGCAACCTCTAACAATCAATACGGGATTTAGAGGAGATGAATATCAAGCTACTCTATGGGTAAGAGCGAATATACTACATGAACCTGGAATCTTTAGTCCTGCTAGTCCTAAGAGTGATACTACTGTAACGTATAAAGGACAGACATATACTGTTAAAGGATCTGGTAAAGGTAGTGCTCACGGGTTTGGTCAAGCTATTGATGTATCTCCTACTGCTCCTAAAGACTCTACGTCTCCTTTAGATCCAATTCTTAAAAAACATGGGTTATGGCGTCCATTCATTCATCAGGTCGGCAGAACTAAATCTGATCCTCCTCATGTTCAATTAGACGGACAGATGGGCTCGGATCAATCAGAGGGCAATAAGTTTATGGTAGGTAAACCTTCTAAACCTGTTCCTAAAGTTGCTACGCCTATAGCTAGAAAAAAAGAGTCTACTCAAATAACTGAATTTTCTTACTCGATAGAAAAACACTTTGGGGCTGAAGAGCCTCAATACGGATCAACAACATATAACTGATAAGGATCGAAAATGAATAATGCATTAGCTTGGATTGAAAAAGTATTTCACGACGTAGATGGTGTACCTTCTTCTAAAAGAGTAGTAGTGTTTCTTTCTATTCTTTTTCTATTCGGTATGGCGGCAGTCAATACCTTTTGGGGATTTCATGTTGAGCAATATATTTTTGAAACGTTTAGAGATATTGCTATAGCAGCAGGTGGCTTCTCAGGTCTTGAGAAGTTTAGTCCTCGTATCAAGACTGCTGAGGCATAAAAAAAGAGGACAGATTGCTCTGCCCTCTAGTTAAACTCAATAAGAAATAATATATTAGTCTTCAGCAAGCTTCTTGAAATAAGCGAGGTCTGAATCTTCATCATCTTCGACTTCAACCTTCTTACTATTCCAAGGAGGACTATCTTCATCTTCGTCAATCCTCGCTGAACGAGTTGGCGCTGATGGTGCTTGTGCTTCCCTAGTACGAGGAGCAGCTGCACGAGGTAGCTCATCTTCATCTGGTGTCTTATTAAGACCTAGAACAGCATTAAGCTTCTTCTTTAGAACATCATAATCCTTATAGTTCTTAGGATTTAGGAACTCTTGAAGAGAATGCTCGCTCTTCCAAATCTGCTCTAGCTCACCATCATCATCTGATAAAGACCCACGAGAGTCAAAAGTCGACTGATCGTAATTACGATAACCATCTACCTGACGAATCTTAATCTTGAAGTTAGCACCTTCCCACATATCAAATGGGTTGAGTGGCTTTTCATCGGGGAAAGAAGGGTTCATAGCATCGTTAAGCTTATCAAAGATCTTCTTACCGTACTTGAATAGGAAAACCTTACCTTCGTTCTTTGGGTTAGCAGGATCTTTAACAACATAGATGTTAGAGATGTATGTTAGCTTGCGCTTCTGATCACGAGCTTGCTTACGAGCAGGTCAAGCATCATCAGTGGTTGAGTTCCATAGCTGAGTATTATAGTCGCTAACAGGATCTTGTAGATTGATAGTCGTCAAAGACTTCTCAATATACCAAAGACCAGTTGTTTGACCCTTAAACCCATGTTCCCAAACACGAATGAATGGAACATCTTCTTCACCAGGAGCGGGAAGGAACCTAACAACAGCGAAGCCATTGCCAGTCTTATCTACGTCGGGATACCATAAACGATCATCTTGAGAAGATGAGTTTTCACTAGTATTAATCTTCTTTAGCTGTTCCGTGATCTTATCAAGATCGTTAGCACGTGAACGCTTTAGCGAGGCAAAATCTACCATTTTATTCTCCATATGTTTGTATGTTTGTATGATTGTCCTGTATGATCGGACACTTGTATTTATACAGGTTCAAAAACCTTTAACGCAATATTGCGCATCTTCTTTTTATCATAATCTAAAAATAGACGATACTTGTTACACAATAGATGTGTATCTTTCCAAAGTATGTCTTCACTTAGTTCTTTATTCCAATGCTTGAAGAAGCCCAATAGATCGTTTAGTACTACTAAAGTTTCTAGTGAGATCTTCTTACGGAAGAATAACTTCAGCAGGAAAGGATGCTGATGTTCTTTTATTATAACGTTATCGTCTAAAGAAGTCAACAACTTTTTTAAGTCTTCTTCAAATAAATATCCCAACGCTTGAGTTCTCTTTTTCCACTCGGTAAGATTCTTTTCAGCTTCTGTACTATTAACCAAGTCTCCAATCCAAACGTTTGAACCACTTGCAATAAAGTTAGCAATAAGAAACTCTTTAGCGTCTTTGCGTCTTGATAATTTTGTAAAGAAGAACTTATCTTTACGCTTTTCGAAATTATCTACTGAGACTCTTACCTTACCTTGATACTTTTGAAAATCATAAGAGTCTGTTGTGAAATGCATCTTGAGAGCACAGTATAAAACATACGCCTCGTAAGGTGTCATTTCTTTAATGCCTTGTAAGGATTAGGCATATTAATAAACCAGCCCATACCTGCAGCAAGAGGCAAGCCCCAGAGACCATAAGTGCGACCGATTGCATAACCGATAAGTGCACAAAACGCAAGTTGAATGATAGCCATAACAATAAAATTAATTGTATTCAAGTAATTAGACATTAGGAAGCCTCGCAATTTTAGGGAGAAAATGAAGAGTTTCTGCTTCGGATTGAACCTTACTCTTGAAGTTAGCGTTCATCTTAATAAGAGAAGCAGCAGTTTCAATCTCAATATTATTAGTATCACAATATAAGACAACTGCTTCGATATACTCAATGTCATGAAGCCAAACGAGTTCTTCAATCTCATGAGCAAATTCAGTAGGTGTTTTAATCTTTAGCTCATTCATAGTTAACTCTTGGGACAGCATAGTAACTCACATTCTTTCATTTTAATCTTCTTACAAGTTGGGCATACCTCAGACTCTAATGGTCTAGAAAAGTCATCACGATATCGTTTCACGCCGTAGCCATCATATACCCATTCTCTCTTATCTGGATCTGGATCTAGAGGTATGTCCTTTGTCATTATGCTCTTCCTTTGTTAATTTCACTTACCATCAAGTTTCTATTACGAATAAAATTTTCCACTTCAGGGAACAGAGTTATCAAAGTAGTTATAGTTCCCATTAGGTATCCTCGGTCATGATATGCTTCAACGTCTTCATTACTATATTCAACTGAATCTAGCTTTGATGCTTTTAGCATTTCTACAACTAAAGATTGTGCTTGATCGTAATTCATAATAATACCTTTCACTGTACAACCAATTATAACTTAGAAATAGAATAAAGTCAAGTACTTTGTTTTAGCCAAGCCAAAATATTATCAGGAGAAGTTTCTCCGTAAGGATCGTCCTTCGCATTGTCTCTCTTTCCTGGCTCAACGAACATCTGTTCAATCTTACCATTATTGACGACCATAGCATATCGCCAAGAACGACAACCAAATCCTATATTATCTTTATCTACTGTCATATTCATACGATTTGTAAATTCAGAAGAACCATCAGGAATAACCTTTACGTTCTTAAGATTTTGTGCCTTAGCCCATGCGTTCATAACGAAAGAATCATTGACCGAGATACAATAAATCTCATCAATACCAAGAGCCTTAAACTCGTCATACTTTTCTTCAAATTCAGGAAGTTGCATCGTCGAACAAGTCGGCGTGAATGCTCCAGGAAGTGAGAATAGAACGACACGCTTGCCAGCAAAATAATCAAAAGAATTCTTCACAACCCACTTATAAGGATTAATGTGACCGTCCTTTTCAATATCTAATTCTCGTACATGAAATTCTACAGATGGGACGACAGTTTTAGGACGATTCCACCAACTTTCTTCATCAGTTTCAATAGCTAAAGATTTCGAGCCAATTACATTACTCATAATATATCTCCTGTTAGTTTAAAAATAATAGAACAGCTGACTTTTAATCAGCTGTTCTACTTTTAGGTTTAGCCGTTAGAAATAAAATCGTTCAACTGTGTAGCTAGTGCTACAACATTTTTATGGTTTACGTTATATTGAGTAGTAGGATATTCGATCCTTGGTTCAATCTTACCGATTGCATAATTCTTCTGCCAATTATCTTGGTCAGATTCATATTGCCTTTGGACAGCTTCTCTATTATTATAAAATCTTTCTGAAAGAATATCCTTAGAAAGCTTTAGGAGTTCTAGACGAATCTCATAAGGTGTTTTAGTCATATTATATTTCCTGTGTTTGTGTGTGTGGATCGCACATCTTTGATCCGAATGTCTTCTAGGATTATGACTCTCTGGTACCTAGATAGAACATTGAAGTGGCAGGTGCTGCTACCTGAATGCAAACCTTGTGCAGTCGCACAGCTCCTCTTATGGTCTTATTCATACCATCCAGTCGTGCTAAGAATGTAGTTGCGACCTATTTTTCCGACGTGCTGGCTTTCCTTACCACAATTTTATTTAGCTGTTTGGCTTTACAATAACAACAGAACCATCACATACCATGTAATAATAGCTATCCCAATTGGATTTTTTGTCAAGCAGCAAACATTGAGGATGCTCAGAAATAACTTGCACTCTTTCCCTATCCTCATGCCGACAAGCACCACCGACAACTGCAATTAAAGCTAAACCTACAAACATAAAATAAATGCTAGAAGCATGTGTTCGTAACCAACCAAAAAAATTAGACATTTG